TGCAATGATGAAATAAATATCTTCTCGGTCGCTTCCTATATTTAATAAGAATGAAGCATGAGAATGACGTCCAAATTCATGATGTGTTAATATATTAATTTCTTTATTAGGATATTTGTTTATTAACTTTTTGTAATAATATTTTAGTTTATCGTCAATTCTATTTTTATATGTGCTAAAAGGTCCACCAAACAGAAACCAATCGTCAGAATATCCATCCATCTGTTTATAAAAATTGATTAATTTAACAAGATAGGGTTTAGATTGTTCAGCTAAATAAGTAGTTCTTGCTTTCCAATTTTTAATTGGTCCTATTTCTTCGGCACCATCTTTATTTCTTGAAAAAGTATTATGAAAATAAATAGTATTATGTTTAAAGTCAACATCTTTTATTTTTAAAGCTCGTTGTTCTCCTTTTCTGCAACCGTGCCAAAAAAGAAAATTAAAAAAAGTGTACCAAAAATCATCATTTACAACTTCCATAAAAAGCTGAAATTGTTCTATTGTTTGAAACTTTATTTCTTCCTTATCATTTATGTTTTTTTTCATATCTTTAAATGAACCTATTACTTTAGCATAATTTATGTGTAACTTGCCAATGTGAAATAAATACTGAAAAAAATTTGATAGAGTAGAGTGAAAGGTATTTTTTGAACTTGTAGAGTATAGACTTCCTGTTCTGTCATTTATTTTTGTATCTATTTTTTTATGCCATTCTTGCGTTAATTCAAATGTAATTTGACTAGGTATATAATTGCCAAAATCATCCAAAATGTGTTTATCCCAAATCGTTTTATGTGCGTATGCAGTAGCTCCTTTATTATGTTTTAGTTCGTATTCTATAAAGTCTTTAAAATAATCTTCTAAGGTTTTAGAAATGTAACTTTTTTCTTGTATTATTTCAATGCTATTTTTAGCCCGTTTGCTGTTATTTCGGATATATTCAATAGGATTGTTCAAAAATAGCCTTTCGTCGTCCTGCGCCTCTCTTTTTAGGGCAAATAGCTTGGATTTGTATTGTTTCTTCTTTCCGTTAATCTCGTAGCGAGTAGAGAAGTACCATGTTTTAGTACCGTTTCTTGTTTCTTTGTTCCATTCTTCAGGTGTTTTAGGTACTTGTATTTTATTTCCGTTTTCATCTTTTATTGTCTTATATTTTTTGACTTGTATTATAGCCATAGATATCATTCCTTTCATTTTTAGTTGAAATGGAATTTTACCTATGCTAAAATTAAGACATAGGAAAACCCCATTTAAATGCGTTGTGGTTTTTCTTAGGAGTATTCTATGCTCCATACCCTTACTATTTGCAGTAGTAGGGGATTTTTTATTTTGTTTCAATTTTATCTTTGTTATTTTGAAAATCAATAGCATTTTTTGATGTGAGAACCGGTTTTCTTGTTTTTATTTCAATATTTTTTCTAGTAACAGCTGCAATATTTCCGCCATCTCTTGCATCTTTTTTTAATTCTCTCATTCCTTGCGAATCATTGCTTCTATGTAATTCAGTTGTTGTTACTTCTGCTAAAGTTGTTAATGCAAGTTCTAAAGGAGACATATTATCTCGTAATGGTTGATTTTTACTTAATTTTTTAAGACTTTTGTGTTCTCCAGTAGAAATACCAAAAGTTGCCGTACTAATTTCGTCTGTTAAAATAGCATAATCTTTTTTATCAGTGATTCCTCTTTTATCCCATTCATCGGTTAATTCATTTCTAGCTGGTATACCTTTAATACGTGCATTTATCCATTCTTCAGAGTAACCTTTTTTTAAATAAGTTTGTCGTGCTCTTTCAATAGCAATAGAAGGATCTATTACTTCTTGTATTCTTTCTTCAGCTAATCTAGCAAACCATAGTTTAAATGGCTCTGCATTAGGACTTGGAACACTTTGAATAAGTCTAAATATAGTTTCACGATTGGCACAATCCGTTTCTCTCATTTTTCCATCTTTTGCAAGTAACTTCAAACGGTGACAGTTTGTCACCACTTCAGAATTTTCTTCTTCACTAAGTCTTTGACTTAATTTATTCCAATATTTTCTTGACTTGGTGTAATCAGTTTGTTCTGTTAAAATTCCAATGACATCTATAATGGAATAAAACCATTCACCTTCAAATTCTGTCTTTCTAATTTTGTTTTCATCAAACAAAACTAATTCTTTGTTTTCTTGTAATTCATTTCCCATTACATTCACTTCCTTTCATAATTTCTTTTATATATCTATTTGCTTCATCTTCATATCGTTTTATATGAAAAGCAAATAGGTCTTTATCAATCTGACACAACTGGTTTAGTTCTATGTGTGCTAATTCATGTAGTAGTGTCTTTTTTCTTTTATAATAAGATAAGTTCTTATTTATAAAAATATTATATATTCCTTTATGATTAAACACAAAACCATGTATTCCTACAGGTAACACTTCATAGGTTACATTAGCGTTGTACCATAGCAAAACTTCTTGCTGGGTTACATCCCCATTCAATAAATCTTTTAACATACTTAATACTCCTTTTTATTCTTTTTTTTATTTTATTCCTTTAATATTAAGTACGATACTACTGTACTTTTGTTTGATTGTAATTGTTTTTTAAATTTGCTAAAATATATCTAGCAAATTATATTTGTTTAAATAGTCTTTCTCAGGGGCTATTTTTTGTTAATCATCTAAATGGTCAATAGCGTATTGAGCTTCATCATTTGTAAACCCTTCAATTGTTGAAGTTAATTGTCTATAAATTGCACTTTTTGACATACTCATTGTGCTTTGATATGATTTTGCTTTTTCTAATGCATTTTGATTCCAGTTCGCTTGTATGTTATCAATAGCATATTGAGCTTCCTCTTTACTGAATCCTTCAATTGTTGAAGTTAATTGGTTATAAATACCTTGTTTAGACATATGCATAGTTTTTGAATAAGATTCTGCTTTTTTTAAAGCATTTTTTTGACCGTTAGTTGGTTCTTTACCTAAAGAAATTTTAATTGATATTTTGTCTCCCTCATAAATTGTTTTATTATTTTCTACACTTTGACTAATAAAATTCCCTTTTTCGACTGTGTCAGAATATTCATTTGAAACAGCGCAATTTACTTTATTATCATTACACCATTTGTCTATTTCAGCTTCAGTCATAGCACTAAAATCAATCACAGTTACAGTATTTTTTTTATTTTTTTCAAATTTGTCATTAGAATTTGGTTCAGAATTTCCAGCATTAGCTAAAATTGCAATAATACATATAATTCCAATTATAACAATCCATTTAGGGATTCCTTGTTTTTTTGTACAATTTGGGCAAACTTTTGCCTTTTTATCAATTTCACTCTTACAATATTTACATTTTTTCATAAACTCTACTTCACACCTCCTTTACTATCTAAATATATATTAAAACTCTATACAAGTTTTAACCATGTTAATCTTCTCCAAGTTCTTTGTCGATTTCTTTTTTTCTTTTTTCTATGATGAATTTAATATAATCTTTGTCGTCTTGTGTAAGAATATCTTTGTGTTTATCAAAAAGGAGTTCGACTTCGTCAAGTACAACATCTTTCTTTTTTAAATTCTCTTTTTTTATATCAAAATTATCTAGCAAAATATCATTAGGATTTAAAACATTATTAAACACAAGATAATCTATTGTACAATCTAAATAATTAGCAATCTTTTTAATGTTTGTTAAACTTGCTTTTTCAAGACGTACTGGATTAGAATAATAGTCCCATAAAGTAGTGTATGGTATATCCACATCACTTGCCAATTGTCTTAAATTTTTAATATTTTTTTCTTGTAATAATTTATCAATTTTTTCTTGAAAAGACATTTAAACACCCCTTTCCACAACTTAACTATATAATAAAAATTAAAAAAAATCAATTATTTTTTACGATATATCGAATTTTCTTTCAAAAAAGTATTGACAATATCCGATATATCGTTTATTATGTAAATGTAATCCGACACATCGGATTTAGAAAGGAGAGTAAAATGTATCCAAATTTGAATGCAGAAATGGCTAGAAATAAGATTGAGCAAAAGGATATTGCAAGAGCGTTAAATAAAGGAGCAGACGGAATATCTTTAAAATTTAATGGAAAAAGAGCTTGGCTTTTAGATGAAGCAAAAGAAATTAAAAGAAAATTTTTTCCAAAATTAACGCTTGATTATTTATTTCAAACTGAATGTGAAAGGATAAAGATAAATGAAAAGTAAATTAGAAAACATTCATATTAAAAACGAAAATGGTGTAATGACTGTATCGAGTAGAGAAGTAGCAGTAAATTTTGGAAAAAGACATGGTGATGTTCTCGAAAAAGTGGATGGTTTATTCAAGGAAATGAACTCAACGGAAAATTCCGTTCAGTACTTTATCTTAAATGAATACAAGGATTCTAGTGGAAAATCTAATAAAGAATATTTACTTACTAGAGATGGTTTTAGTTTATTGATAATGGGATTTAACGGAAGTAAAGCTTTAAAGTGGAAACTTAAATATATTGAGGCATTTAACAAGATGGAGCAATATATCAAAAGTAAACAAAAATCACTGCCAAGCAACTATAAAGAAGCATTGAAACAATTATTGGTAGAAGTAGAAGAAAAAGAAAAGCTACAATTAGAAAATTCACAACAACTACAAATAATTGGAGAATTAAAACCTAAAGCTGACTACATGGATAAAATCTTACAAAATAAAGGATTGGTAACAATTACTGCGATTGCCAAAGACTATGGAATGAGTGGTCAAGCAATGAACGATAAGTTACACGAATTAGGTATTCAATACAAACAAAGTGGTCAATGGTTCTTGTACGAAAAATATCATGATAAAGGATACACTCATAGCGAAACTATTGATTTAAAACATAAAGATGGTAATCAATTTGTGAAAATGAATACAAAGTGGACACAAAAAGGAAGATTGTTCTTATATGAATTATTAAAAAAGAATAATTTATTGCCAATGATTGAACGAAATGTTTGACACTTCAATAGAAGAAAAGGAGACATAATGAAAGAAATAAAAGTAAATATCATTACAAAACTCACAGCAGAAATAAAAGAAATGACAATTGAAAGCATCATCGAATATTTGAAAAATAATGAAGTTGTAGAAATAAGTATTAAAAAAGTAGAGAATAACTCTACAAATTAGATTTAAGCCAATCACTTACTTCTTTGTCAAGTCTAACCCATGTGGCATCTTTGCCCAGTTCGATAACTAAAAGTTTATCATTACTATCTAAACTTTTAATCAAAATATCATATAACTGACTAGATGTATTGGTAGATTTAACGATAAATAATGATTCATGTATGTAAGCATAAAAGCCTAAATCACGAATAGCCTTATGTATCTTATCATAATTTCGATTTGGACCAATTAAATCGTATGATATAGCAAAACACTTCATTAAGATTCATCTCCTTTCTAAGAATCTATTTTAAAGGAGATACAAAAGAAAAACAATAAAAGGATACTGCAAATATCCTAAAACCACAACGCATTAGTCAAAGAAAGGGGGAAACCAAATGACTAAACCATGTACTTATTTAGAAATTGAAGAAGCTTGTAATCATCTATGGGTTACAACAAAAGAGATAAAAAAAATATTGGGTGGAGTATCACAGACAAAAGCAGATAACTTTCGAGAAGAGTTAGAACAAGAGCTTGATAATGAATACTTAAAATCACTCGAAGAAACAGATGAAAATAAACGTATTCAAATGCAAGCAAGATGTTATTACTACAAAGATACAAGACCTCACAGATTACCAATTAGACGCGTTCTGGAAAAGGCTCATGTTGATTTAGATTATGTAAGACGTGAAGCTAACAAGATGCGAAAAGCACAGGCAATTGAAATAAAAACACATCCATTTTATGAATAGAAAGGGAGATGTTAAATGAAATTAAAGAAATCAGTTAAAGATTTAATAGGAAGAATAGCAATAATAGGAGCATTTTATTTAGTAATAATATTAGGAATTATTGCTTTAAATGCAAGAATGAGTCAATTAAATCAACAAAAAATGACTGAAATGATCGCAACAAATCAGTCAAAATAAAATGAATTTAAATAAAAAATTCAACTAGATTATAACATTTAATCTAGAAAAAGTAAAATGGAGGAAAATATGAGAAAAAAAACTAAAATTGTCAGTGGTACTTCAAGGGAAAATTTTTTTGAAGAAAATGAAAAAATGATTAAGAGATTAACTATATTTTTGGTAATATACTCAATCATTTATTTAGGTTTAATAATTGCGTGGATTTATTGTAAGATAAAAGGATTATAAATTTACTTTAAACTATCAGATACTTCTAAAATGCTATTATTGATTCTATAAAGAACCTTTTTATAGTCATCTGAATCGTCATCAAAAGCATAGTTGTGAATCCAATCTGAGTTATCTAAGAAAGTCAAATCAATTTTATAATTTTCAATGTAAATTTTATTTAGAGTTTTATAACTAATTTTTACATCAAAGATTTTATCTGGGTAATTTTTAAAAGGAAACCATGAACTTATTTTTTGATTAGGAGCAAGTAAAACATTAGTTGATTCTGTTAAAGGTTTCATCTTTTGTGGAACATCTGACTTCTTCCAGTCTAACTTTGGGGTAATTTCTATATTTAACAATTTTCCTATACTATTTCCAAAGTTTTTAATGACCAAAAAATATCTCATTGTTTGTGGATGATAATCAACATAAAACATAATGTTTGCACGATTTGATTCTAGAAAGATTTTACGATTTTGCTTTAAAGTTGCTAAGGCAATAAATAATGATACACCTATACCAATTAAAGTAATAATAGCAATACCGATTTGTATCCAATCAGCAGTTGTTAAATCTTGACACATAAATAATCCTCCTTTCATGACTATCTATTATAGCAGAAAAGAAAAATAAAAAAACAGGGAGGAGTGAACATGAGATGGTTAATACATGAACGAAAATAAATAGTCAATGAAGACATTAAAATAAACTGTTCTTTGAAAATATAAAAACCAAGTGTTAGTCGTTAAAAATTAAGCACAAAAAATAAATTTGTAAAAAATTTATAGAAGGGGGCGAAAAATAAAACATCTTATGAATTTAGCAAAGAAAAGGATAAAAAGGGAAATGAATTTAAATGGGGTTGTTCCTATTGTTAAATTTGAAATTGTAAATTTTAGAAAATATATGAAAGGAAATAAATAAATGGCACAAAAAAGAATGTTTAGCTTAAGTGTTGTAGATACAGATACCTTTTTGGAGATGCCTATTAGTGCAAGATTATTATATTATGACCTAGGAATGAGAGCAGACGATGATGGATTTGTAGATAATTGGAAAAAAATTCTATTATTTACAGGTCTAAAAGAAGATGATGTAAAAATATTAATTGCCAAACAATTTATTATTCCGTTTGAAACTGGAGTAATTGTTATTAAGCACTGGCGAATGAATAATTATCTTCAAAAAGACAGAACAAAACCAACGGTTTATCAAAATGAATTAAAGTCACTAATTGTAGATGAAAATAATGTATACAGTTTGGATACAACTTGTATACAAAAAAGTCCACAAAGTCCTGAAAACATTGATGTATACAAAATGGATACAACCTGTATACACAGTATAGAAGAGAATAGTATAGAAGAGAATAGTATAGATAAGAGTAGTTGTTGTGATATAGATAACTTAGATTTTATAGATAGAGAGTCAGCAACAACAAATTTGTTTGAATTTGTAGAGAAAATATTTGGTAGACCTTTAGGAGGTACTGAATATGAAATAATTGGCACTTGGAATGACAATGAAGTGACAAGGTATGCAATAAAACAAGCAGAGTTAGCTAGAGCCTTTAACGTAAGATATATTCAAAGAATTTTAGAAAGTTACAAGAGAGAAAATATAAAAACAGTGGCAGAAGCAGAAGAACGAGAGAAAAAGTTTCATGAGAGCAAGACCACAGTTAGAAATCAGACTCTTAGTAAGTCTGAACAATATCGATTAGAAGATGAACGATTAAGAGAAAAATTTAGAAAAGAGGACGAAGAACGTGCAAAAGGAAGAAGTTTATAACTTAGTACGTATGGTCGATATGTCTTACAAAGGTTTTATAAAAAGTATAGAAGAGACAACAGAGTCTTGGTATAAAGTTTTAAAAGATTACCAATACAAAGATATTCAAGATAGGCTAGATAAACTTATGGCAATGGAGCAGTTCCAATATCAGCCACCAACGTTGCCTTATCTCGTAAAAGAAATACCAAGTATTAGTGAAGAAAACAGAAGAAATAGTTTTTATTATACTTGCAATATTTGTACAAGAAAATTCAAATCAAAAGAAGAATACGAAAAACATTTCAGTAGATGTTCAAGTGTAAGATATGTCATTAAACAATCAAAAAAATGGTTTAATCAAGACCTAGAAAAGAATAAAAGAGAACTGTATCTAATGTCAGAAGAGGAGTTTAATGAACGTTACAGAAAGTTAATAATTCACATTCAACAAAATACGAAGGACGAGGTTGAAAAGAAATGTATTGAACACATTTTAAATCCTCCTAGTCCTGAAATTGCAAAGAAATTTATAAACAGAGGTGCATAATGAAACAGAAAATAACTTATGAAATTGAAAAAAAAGACGGGGAGTTTGTTTTATGGGAATTTATAGAAGAACATGACTTTGAAAAAGGATGTGGCCATGCAACAAATCGAGTTGTATTCCACGGAACAAAAAAGGAATGTTTAGAAAGAAAGAGGGAATTATCAAATGGAACAAGAAAAAATAATCCAATTTCAGGAAGAATTAGAAAAAGTGAAAACAAGAAGTCAAGAACTAGAAGATAAACTAAGCTATTACAAAAACAATGAAATAGCTATGAAAGATGTACTAAGTAAAAAAAATAAAGAGATAAAAAGGCTTACTTTAGAGAACGATGATCTAAAATTAAAAAACAAACAAATACTAAATGAACTAGCAAAAACACAACAAGCAGTAAATTTATTAAGAGCTGCTAATGAAGATTTGAAAAATAAGGGGAAGAAATAATGTTTTTTGAAAATAAACATGTTGTAAGAGCTGATAAAGATTACATACAAGAAAAAATGAAAAGTCAGTACTATTGTCCTATTTGTGGACACACAACAACATTTGTTTTTAAACAAGAAGAAAAAATTTGTAAGTGGTGTAATTACAAAATACAAAGGCCTAAAAAATCAGTATATGACATAAATCAAGCAAAACGATACAAAATTAGATATCAAGAATTTTTGAAAAAGAAAGAAGGAATTTAGAATGAATTTAGAAGAATATTTTATTAAGCAATTAGATGAATTAAAAGAAGAAAACGAAAAATTAAAAAAAGAAAATCAAGAAAAAGACAACAAATTTTTAGTCTTAGAAGAAAAATCACAAATCAAAGTAGAACTTATTGCAAACGATGCGTTATTTAGAAAATTAGAAGAAAATGATATTGATTTAAACAAAATTGTAGATGAAATGGGAAGTAATGAAATTAAGAATCTAATTAAGAACTTAGAACTTTATAGAGAAGTTAAAAATGATAATTATGTAGCAATTGTAAAAATTAACAATCAGTATTACGGATTAGAAAAATATTATGACGAATTCAAACTAAAAAACAGAGTATATGTAGATTTAGATGAAGTTATTTATTACGAATTAACAGATAAGTTTTACGACAGAGTTCAAAATGAGTTAAATAGAAGAAAGCAAGAACAGAAAGAAGTGGAAGAATAATAATGGACACTGTAGAATTAGGAGCAGGAATGAATCCAGTTCCAGATGAGCCTGAAAAAACATACCAATTTGAATTTAATGGGTCAATCAAAGGCTATGGTGTAGTAACTGCAAAGTCTTATGAAGAAGCCAAAGAACTAATTGAAAATGGAAATTATGACGAAATTATTGAAACTTACAGTGAAAAGATAGAAGAAATTACAAAAATAGAGGAGGAATAGAAAAATGGAAGAATTGATTGTTGTAAAACAATTGCCAGTAATAGAAGAAAAATTGAAAGAATTATCTAGTGAAATTGATGAAAAAGTAACTAGAGCTAAATCACTTGTTGTATGTGATGATACAGTAAAAGAAGTAAAAAAAATGCGTGCTGATATGAATAATGAATTTAAAGCATTAGAAACCCAAAGAAAAAATGTAAAAGAAACAGTATTAGCCCCTTACATGAAATTTGAAGAAGTTTACAAAATTTACATAAGCGATAAATATAAAAGTGCTGATATTGAATTAAAACAGAAAATAGATGAAGTGGAAACAACTCAAAAAAAATTAAAAGAAGATAATATTCGTACTTATTTTGAAGAATATAGTGTTTCTAAAGAAATTGATTTTGTAGAGTTTGAACAAGCAAGGTTAAATATAACATTATCTGCTAGCGAAAAGAGTCTTAGAGAGCAAGCAAAAGCATTTTTAGACAAGATAGACGATGATTTAAAACTAATTGATTCCCAAGATTATAAAGAAGAAATTTTAATCGAATATAAAGTTAGTTTAAACGTTAGTCAAGCTATTACGACAGTTTTGGATAGAAAAAAACAACTTGAAGAAATGCAAAAGAAATTTGAAGAAGAGAAAGTTCAAAAAGAAACAGAACAAGAAATGATTCAAGAAGTAGAACAAGTACTTACATCACCTGCCAAAGTTGAGAAAGTAGAAAAAATTGAATTATTAGAAATAGCTTTTAAAGTTCGAGGATCAAGAGAAGAACTAAAAGAATTAGTTGGTTACTTAAAAGAAAGAGGGTTTGATTATGAACAACTTAACTAGTAAACCAAAATTTAGTGTAGCAATTCAAACAGAACAATATCAAAAATTGATAAATAATACACTTGGCGACCCAAACAGAGCAAGAAGATTTATAGCAAGTATTAGTAGTGCAGTAGCTACTAATACGGCTCTACAAGAATGTGATGCTGGAACAATACTAAGTGGTGCTTTATTAGGAGAAGCCTTAAATTTAAGTCCAAGTCCTCAATTAGGACAGTATTATTTGGTGCCTTTTAAAGATAAAAATAAAGGTAAAGTGGCAACGTTTATTTTAGGGTACAAGGGATATATTCAATTAGCTATCAGGAGTGGCTACTATAAAAAAATAAATGTTATTGAATTAAAAGACGGAGAATTACAAAAATTTGATTTAATGACAGAAGAAATTGAAGTAAAAATGATTGATGACGACGAAAAAAGAGAAAAAGCAAAGACTACTGGTTATTATGCAATGTTTGAATATCTAAATGGTTTCAAAAAAGCTCTTTACTGGAGCAAAGATAAAATGTTAGTTCATGCAGATAAATATTCTCCAGCTTTTTCAAAAAAAGGATATGAGCTACTGAATGCTGGAAAAGTTAAACAAGAAGACTTATGGAAGTATGGCTCTGATTGGTATAAAAATTTTGATGACATGGCGAAAAAGACAATGCTTAGACAACTTATTTCAAAATGGGGTGTAATGTCTATCGAAATGAGAGAAGCTTTTGAAAAAGACGAAACAATTTTAAAAGAGGACGGAACATATCAATATGTAACAGAAATTGACGATTCAAAAGTGATTGAAACAGAAATTCAAGAACATAACGAAGAAGTTGAAAACAAAGCGACAAAGGTTGATATGAATGAATTATAAAATACTTGAAACTGGAAGTTCTGGAAATGCCACGATTGTAGAAGACATCATTTTAATTGATTGTGGTGTTTCTTTTAAGAAACTTCAACCATATTACGAAAAATTAAAATTAGTTTTACTTACACATATTCACTCAGACCATTTTAATAAAGCTACTATAAAGAAATTAGCTAGTTTAAGACCTACATTAAGATTTGGATGTAGAGAGTGGCTAGTACAAGATTTAGTAAATTGTGGTGTTGATACAAGAAATATAGATATTTATGATACAATTTGTAATTTTGAATATGGAAAAGATTTTTATATTGCAAACTTTAATTTACAACACGATGTTCCTAACAGTGGTTACATGATAAGCATGAATGATAAAAAGTACTTTTATGCTACTGATACTTGCAGTTTAGAAAATGTAGAAGCAAAAGACTTTGATATGTACTTTATTGAGGGTAATTATGAAGATAAAGCAGAACTTGAAAGAAGAAAACAAAAACATATCGAAAATGGCGAGTTCTATTACGAAGATAGAGTTGAAAAAACACATCTTTCACAAGTACAAGCCACTGAATGGCTTATGAAAAATATGAGTGAGAAATCACAGTTTATATTTATGCACGAGCATAAAGAAAGAGAAAGTAGAAAAGAGGTAGAAGAATGAAAAGTATAAATATTTATAGAACAATAATTGCCTGGATAGTTTTAATACTTGTAATTTTAAATTGTTTTGTATTTCATTTAGAACAAATAAGATGGTTCTGTTTTGGTATCGACTTTATGATTATAAGCGAGTGTGTTGTAGAAAGCATTTGTTTATTAAAAGGTAAAAATGACATTTACAGGTAATAAAGAAGAGGATATATATGGACTTGTTGAATGAATTAAACCAAAAATTAAAAGAATTAGATTATTCTGTAAAATCTTTAAGAACAACAGGTATTGCTTATGCTCAAGCTGAAAAGGAATACAAGATAAAGTTGCGAGAGGAATGCTTAAAATTACGTGATGAAAAAATGGCAATTGGAATGATTGATAAAACAGCTTATGGTATTCCTTCTGTCGCTGAGCTTAGATTTAAAAGAGACAGTGCAGAAGCTGTTTATAAAGCTAATCAAGAGGCTATTAATTCAATAAAGCTACAAATTAGGATTTTAGAAAGCCAAATTGATAGAGAATGGGGATTGGCAAACAGATGAGTAGAACATTTAAAGATAGAGGATATCACAGGAAATTAGTGAGAAATTCTTTTATACAAAAGGTTGCTAAAGAATGGGCAGATGATTTTGGTGGAACTCGAGGAAAGCATAAAGAAATAAGTCGTAAAGTACGACGAAGATTAAAAAATAAAATGATAAAGGAGATGGAAAAGCATGAATAGAATAATGCTTATTGGAAGAATTAGTAAAGATATAGAATTAAGAACAACAGGGAGTGGAAAAGACGTTGCTAATTTTAGTATAGCAGTAAATAATCCTTATAAAAACGATGAACAAGGAAATACACAAGCAGACTTCTTTGATTGTATTGTTTGGAATGCACAAGCAGTTAATTTACAAAAATATCAAGAAAAAGGGGATTTGATAGCAATTGAAGGAAGATTAGAAAATCAAAAATGGCAAGATGAAAAAGGGAACAACCACTACAAAAATGTTATTGTTTGCGATTCAATTGAATATTTAGCAAAGAAAGGTGGACAACAAACAGGAAAAGAGCCTATTCCACCAGCACCAGTAATGCAAGAAGATCCATTCCAAAGTTTTGGTGAAGAAATAGAATTGTCTGATGACGATTTACCATTTTGAGGTGTGTGAATGAAAATAGAATTATATAATGACCATTTTGAAAATGCCAAAAGATATGGTATTCCTCATGCACAATTAATTATTGCTGATATCCCCTACAATTTAGGCGATAATGCGTATGCAAGTAATCCAAGTTGGTATATTGATGGTGATAACAAAAATGGAGAAAGCAAATTGGCTGGCAAATCATTTTTTGATACGGATAACGATTTCAAGATAAATAATTTTTTTGATTTTTGCACTAGATATTTAAAAAAAGAGCCTAAAGAGAAAATAGAAAGAGGTAAAAGCGGAAATAGTCCAGCGATGATTATATTTTGTTCATTTCAGCAAATACCAATGGTAATAGAAGAAGGCAAAAAGCATGGGCTTATGAATAGTTATCCATTAGTATTTATCAAAAAGAGTTCACCCCAAGTAATGAAAACTAATATGAAAATTTTAGGAGCGACTGAATATGCAGTTGTACTTTACAGAGATAAACTTCCTAAATTTAGAAATCAAAAAAATCCAGACGGAACAGGAAAGCAAGTGCTTAATTGGTTTGAATGGAAAAAAGATAATTCAAAGGAATATCCAAAGATTCATCCCACACAAAAGCCAGTTGGATTGTTAAAAGAGCTTATCAGAATTTTTACAGACGAGGGAGACGTAGTAATTGATCCATGTGCTGGATCTGGTTCTACTTTGAGAGCATGTGCAGAGTTAAACAGAAAATGTTATGGGTTTGAAATCAAGAAAAATTTTTACAAAGAAGCTAAGGAAAAAATGTTAAGTAATATAAATATTCAAAAATCAATTTTTGAGAGGTGAAGCATGAATAAAGTTTATCATTGCTTCTTTGAGCAAAGTGGAACATTTAAGAATGAATTTAAAAAGTTAGGGTATCAAGCGTTTGATTATGATATTAAGAATGATTTTGAAGAGACAGATTACATAGTTGATTTATTTCAGGAAATAGAGAGTGCTTATGATAACAAAGAAAGCATATTTGATTTTATAAAAACAACTGATATGATACTTGCTTTCTTTCCTTGTATAAGATTTGAACAGCAAATAATTATGCACTTTAAAGGGGAAGCAAGAGGAGTAAGAGATTTACCATTAGAGAAAAAAATGGAGCTAGACTTAAAATTACATAGAGAATTAGCTTATTTATATGAAAAAATTTGTCAATTGGTAATAGTGTGTATTAGAAAAAAACTTCCGTTAATTATTGAAAATCCATATAGATCAGACCATTACTTAGTTAGATATTGGGCACTAAATTATACCTTATTAGACACAGATAGAACTATGAATGGAGATTATTATCAAAAGCCAACTCAATATTTTTTTGTAAATTGTAAGCCAAAAAGCAATCCAATTTTTGAGCCTTTAGAGTATGTAGAAAAGAGAACAATTAGTCATTGTACAGGACGAGATGGATTAGACAAGTCGGTATTTAGAAGTATGATACATCCACAATACGCAAATAGATTTATAAGAGAGTTTATATTAGAAAGAGGAGATAAAGAATGAAAGCGGATGAGCTTGTTAGAAAAATTTTAAATAAAGAAATTGTTAGTGGAACTGGAATAAAAGTTATCACACCATGTTATGAAACAGAATATTATTTCTGGGGAAATTGGTTCGGAACAAAATATGGAGATAAATCTTTAGATAATATAGAATTGCACCTTTGTGATCCACAAACATTTTTTGAAATCATAGAAGAAAGACCAAAAGAAATAGAATTATTAAATGAAAATGGATTTCATAATAATCAAAAAGTCTTAGCAAGAAAAATAAATGAACTAATAAATGAAGTTAATCTATTAAAGAAAGAAGAGGATAAGAAATGAATTTATGGCTAAGAAGTCAAGATAATTTGACAATGATTTTAGTAAATAAAAGCATTCAGATTATTGATTATCGTGGCTTAAAAGAACAATTAGAAGATAGCCCTCTATCTTTTTTGAAAGATATGGAACAGGTAAAATCATATATTGAAAAAGATGGTTGGGGGTTAAGAGTCGATGAAGTCTGTTTGGGAATATATGAATCAAAAGATCGAGCATTAGAAGTATTAGATGATATACAAAATAAATTATTAGATAATGTTATAGCAACTAATGACGATGGTTATGCTACATTACTTGAGAATACTTGTGTCTATGAAATGCCAAAGGAGTGATTAAGAATGGTTTTTGTAGTTAATGGTAAAGAAATGACATCAGAAGAATACAAAGAATATAGAAAAAAAGAAAATGAAAAAGAATTTCAAAGAGTAGAATACGGAATAAAAAATCATAATCCTTATCTAAATATTGAATTAAATTTAATAACTGAAAAAGAATTCGATGAGTTAATAAAAAAATATTGTAGAATCGTAGATTTAGTAGATGAATTTATGCTTGATGAGGATAAAAATGATGAAATATATACTGAATTTGCTTATAAACAAGGCTTGATGGTTAATTATTCACTTTCTTCTAATCCTGCAATGGATAGTTGGTGCTATGATGTAATTTTTAAACATAATCATTTGTTTTATATTGCACATAGATGGGATACAAATTAGGAGTGATTAAGAATGAAATTAGAAACAGGAATGTATGTAAAATACAAAAACTTTGCTAACATTTCTAAAATAGCAAAAATAATTAAAATAGAAATCTCAGACAATAATTGCTATGAAAATTATTATCATTTTGATAACGAAGATGGCACACTTGAAGGGTTTATTATAAAAACCAGTCATAATCCAATCAATTTAATAGAAGTAGGAGATTATGTGAATGGTTTAGAAGTAGTTGCTATATCAAAATTTAAGGATGGTAGTAGATATATAGAATTTGATGAAGGAAGATTTATTTGTAAAAATTATCAAATCGAATCAATAGTGACAAAAGAACAATTTGATTCAATGAAATATGAAATTTAGGAGGAAAAGAAAGATGAAAAATAAAATAATTAAAACAGTGGGGATTGTAGGAATTATATTATTGTTAACGACGGGGTGTGTAGAAACAATGCAAACAGAGCCTTCTACACCAATAGAAACGAATCCTGTTGAAGAACATAAAGGAAATTGCTTAGAATATAAAACTGAGTATAAATTAGATTGTGGTTTATTTACTTGCAAAGAATCATTTTGCTGCGAGCGAAAATATGATGTTTGCGTTAGGTGGGATGAATAGGAGAGTGATACTATTTGAATGTAAAAGAAAAAATACAGGAGGTTTCGTTAATATTAGATGAACTTGACGATTATAAAGACAGTTTAAGTTTAAAGCTAAGTGAAATGGATTTACGAAAATCAGATTTATATCACTACTTAGAACTGATGAGTTTAGATAGTAAAAAATGTTATCGTTTTTGTAAAGAATTAAAAAAAGTATTGTTACAAAGAAGAAAGATAAAAGAAGATTTCGCAGTCATGAAACATTTTGAAGAACAAAAAACAAAACTAATAAATGGACGTGAGAATAGACAGTTATTAGTTAATAGTGTATTTAAACATTATAAAAATATAGTTAAAATAGGCGAAAGCAAAGTTTATACAGAAGAAGAGTTAAAAGAGCTGATAGGAGGCTGATTTAATGATATTAGAGAAACATTTAACAATAAGAGAAGTAAAGAAAATTTTAAGAGATTTAAATGATGATTTACAAACAGAGCTTGAGAATAAAGCGGCAAATTATCAAAAAACGCAACCAAAATCGCCAGTACTAAAAGATATAGTTGTAGACCAGTCTCATTCGTCTTTTGATAAATTTTCTCATTATGTTATTAAAGATGAAGATTTAGATCCTAGAATTATATCTTTATTGCGGTCAATAAATGCTTACGAAGCTCTTATTATTAAAAGAATTAGAAGTGTCTGGTTATCTAACAAAGATGAAGCAAAAGTGATTATATTAAGAGAAGATGAAAAATGGGCGAGCGATCACAAAGGAGAGCCAATGTCTTGGAGTTTAATAGGAGAAAGAACAGGATATAGCGAAAGACAATGTCGAAGAATTTTTGAAAAATATTTAAACTCGTAGTATCAAAATAAAAAAAATGAATATAATACAAATATGTGTTGACGCGTGTTAAAGAGCGTGATATAATTTATACAGAAAGGAGGAAAAATGACAATCCGGGTAGTGTTGAAGGCACTTGAAAAAGATGGCTAGGTAATAGTGAGACAAAAAGGATCACATGCCATTTATCAAAAAAATGGAAAAACCTGCCCCGTACCTATTCATAAAGGAGATATTCCTAAAGGTACGTTATCAAATATAGTTAAGATTACAGGGATTAAGATTTGATCCCTGTATATTGACTATAATTTATTGTCATTTATAAAAGAATATGAAAAAGTATTTTTATCCTGCTATTTTCTCGAAGGAGGGGGAAGCTTATAACGTAAAGTTTTTGGACTTTGAAGATATTTTCACTTTTGGTAATGGATTTGATGATGCTTATTATATGGCACAAGATGCATTATATAATATGTTACCAGAGTACAAAGATAATCTTCCAGAACCTACATTTGACTATATGAATATAAAAACAGAAAAAAACGAATTTATTACTATGGTTGAATTAGATTTATTAGAACACGAAAAGAAAATATCTTCTAAAACAGTAAATACTACTGTTACTATGCCAGAATGGCTAAAAAATTTGGCTGACACAAATGGGTTAAATTTTTCCAAAGTTTTACAAGAAGGTTTAAAAAAAGAATTAAACCTATTGTAATTTTAAAATATTTATAATATATTATTATTGAGATTGTCATTTTTCCGTTAAACGGATAAAAAGAGCCTGAAAATGGTTCTTTTTTTGTAAGATGTCCGTTCAATGTCCGTCTCTCTATGTTAAAATGGTATCATGGAATAATTATAAATTATTTCATACTAATGTTCATATTAGTTAAACCCCTTTTTATTCTTTAAACTGACAGTATAATTTGAAAGTTAACTATTTATTAGTTAATGAGTATATATTGTTGATTCACTATCTTTTAAGGTAGTGTACTGATTGATATGAGTACTATTAGACCTAATAAGTTAGGATAAATTGAATAATCGGCTAAAGTTAAATCGAGTATACGGAACTCTAGCTTATATCGTTAGTACAGTATCTTAAATGATACTACTATTGTCATTTTTCTCGAACTACTAACTTAGTTCTTTTTTATTTGGGAACACAAGAAAAAACTTATTACAGTCACACTCGTTTCTATAAGCCATGTTTTTCTTTTATTCATGTACCTCCACTTGTGTTCCGAAATAAGAAAGGAAGATGCAAATGATAGGTTTTATATTAGGATTTTTCTTAGGTTTCTTCATTGCGGGTTGTCTAATGTTAGGAAAACAAAGTGATGAATGATTATAGACCTTTAACGAGAAAAGAACAGCTAGAATGGTTGATAAGGTTCTTAGAAGCTCAGAAAAGAAAGACAGAAGAACAATTAGCGAGTGCTAAAGAAGAATATAAATTAATATTGAATAAACCTTCGAAAGGAGAGTGTGAAAATGAGTGATGCAGTAATGATTACATTAATCATTTGTGGAACATTAATTTGTTTAGGAATTATTGGAAGTATTGATAAGAAGAATTAAATAGAAAGCAGGTGTAAGACATGCTAACAATAAAACAAGAAAAATTTGTACAAAACTTAATAAAAGGCATGTCTCAAAGAGAAGCTTATAAGAATAGTTACAATGCTTCAAAAATGAAAGATGAAGTTATCGATAATAAAGCCTCTGAATTATTCAATAAGGGTGAGGTTAGGGTGAGGTACGAAGAGCTAACAAAACAACTTGAAGATGAATCAATCATGAGTGCTAAAGAACGAATGAAATGGTTGTCTAAAGTAGTTAATGGAGAAATTAAACACACATCTTATGACAGTAACGGAAACTCATACAAAAATGAAGCCTTTATTAGTGATAAAATGAAAGCTATTGATATTTTAAATAAAATGGATAATAGTTATTCTCAAACATTAAATATTCACAATCCTAAAGCTACTAAAGTTCTTGAGTCAATCAATAAGCAACTTGGAGGTAAAAATGACTGATGTCTTCCCTTTAAGCGAAAAGTATATTGATTTCTTGAAGTATGAGTGCAGTTGTGAGTTTTTGGAAGGTACTACTGCTGCTGGAAAGACTACAGTTGCTATTCCTAAATTCATGTTTAAAATAATGAATTATACTGGAACAAAACCAAGTATTATTGCTGGATTAGATTTAGGAACAATAGAAAAAAATATTATCAATGCAGACAATGGTCTTATTGAAGTATTTGGAGATTATGAGCAAGGTGGCTGCATTGAGTATCACTCAAGTGGTGCAGGTAATATTAGAATGCCACATATTTTATTTCATACGCAAAATGGTGTGAAAGTAATTTATATACTTGGATATGATAATGTTAAACGTTGGAAGAAAGCATTAGGCGGACAATGTTTCGGGTTGTTTATAGACGAGTTTAATATTGCGGATATGGATTTTGTTAGAGAGGCATTCATGCGTGCTGATTATAAACTTAGTACAATGAATCCCGACGATCCAAACAAGGAATGTTATACAGAATATGTGAATCATGCAAGACCAATTGAAAAATATAAAAATGATGGACCACAAGAATTACTAGATATGTTGAATGCTGAACAAAAAGCAGATTGGACATGGTGGTACTTTTCTTTTGAACACAATGCAAGTTTAACGGAGGAAAAAAAGAATCAAATAATAGAGTCAGTACCAAAAGGTTCAAAATTATATAAGAACAAAATTCAAGGACTTAGAGGAAAAGCAACAGGACTTGTATTTGATTTAAAAAAAGAGAACATAATTACAAGAACTCAAGCATTGAATATAAAATTTATCCGATATGCGGTTGGAGTTGATACATCATACTCTAAGAAATCACATGATAAATTAACATTCACATTAATAGGAATTACAGAAGATAGAAAGTGTGTGATTCTTGAAGAACAAATTGATAATAACAGAAATAGAGAAGTACCGTTTGCTCCAAGTGACGTTATTCCGCGAGCTGTAGAATTTGCGGAAAAATGTAAGTTGTTGTGGAACATTAATAAACTAACATACATATTTATTGATTCGGCGGATGCTGGAACGATAAGTGAAGGGCAAAAATTTAAAAGAATGAGTCATTGTATTTATCAATTTGTTCCTGCGTGGAAAAAAACACCCAATTTAATAAGAGTGCAATTACAACAATCGTGGATGAATACCTGCGATTTTTTAGTTGTGGATGAATGTAAAAATTATATTCATGAATTGAATGTGTATAGTTTCACAGAAGATGGAGACTTAGAAGATGGAAACGACCATAGCATTCAAGGTGGTCAATATGGATGGTTACCATTTAAAAAGATGATTGGAAATTGGGAATTAATAAAACATTTTATTAAAGACAATACAAGTGATGAAACGCTTGAATATGACATAAAGAGAGGAAGATGAAAGGATGGGAAAAATTAAAGATATGATAAAGACATGGTTAGATATACGTCCTAATACTCCGCAAAGGTTAGTGGTATATCAAAATAAAGATTTTAGAACAATGTGTGCTATTAACCGTGTGTGGTTACGTGGAGATGCTTATGAGCTTGCTTCACTTCATAGACAATTAGAAGGATATGAGCAAACATTTTGGGGCAGTGTATCTACTGCAGGGCTAGAAATAAAGAAATCACATAGCGGTTTACCAGCAATAATTACAAACAAATTAACTGACATTGTCTTAAATGATTTCAACGGAATTGAAACAGAAGATTCACAATTAATTGATTATTGGAAATTTATAGTAACAGATGAAAATAATGGTGATGTATTTGATGATTTATTAGAAGAAGTTATTACAGATTGTTTAGCTATTGGCGATGGCGCAGTAAGATTTGTTTATAATCCCGAAATAGGCAAGCCAGTAATAGAATGGTTTTCAAGCGAAAATGTTGATTTCATTTACAAGAATAAGAAACTCATTGAAATAGATTTTAATTTTTATTATGAGAAAGACAAAAAGACATATCATTTAATCGAAAAAAGAGGGTATGGATACATCAAGTACGAATTATATCTTAATGAAGAAATTGTTTCTCTAAGTAATGTAGATGAACTTAAAGGGCTGGAAAATATATCATTTATAAACACCGTTATGTTAGCGGTACCATGCATGATAAAAAAATCAAAACGTTTCAAAGGAAGAGGTTCTGGTATCTTTGAAGAAAAATATGATTCGTTAGATAGCTTTGATGAAATAGTTTCACAGTGGTTAGAAGCTGTTCGTGCAGGTCGTGCAACGAAATACATTCCAGAATCATTATGTCCAAGAGATGGAAATACTGGCGAAACGTTATTGCCTAATCCTTTCGATAACAAATTCATTTCTACAGAAGATAACATGACCGAAACAGGGATTAGTAAAAATAAAATAGAAGTCACACAACCACAAATTCCAACCGAAAATTATCTACAATCATACATTACATACTTAGATTTATGTTTGCAGGGGATTATAAGTCCTGCAACACTTGGAATAGATAACAAAAAGATTACGGATGCTAATGCCTCTTACGAAAGGCAAATGGAAAAAACGACAATGTATACACGTGGAAAAATTATAAAAGCATTAAATAACTTTATTCCTAGAGTTGTAACAACCACATATCAATTTAAATTCATCTTAGAAAATGGAAATATACCAGATATTAAAGAAGTTAGTGCAAAGTTTGGGGAATATAACAGCCCTTCTTTTGATGCTCAAATAGATACAATGAGTAAAGCTAAAACAAATGGTATTATGTCTATTGAAACAATGGTTGATGAACTTTATGGAGATTCTAAAACCGAGGAATGGAAGCAAGAAGAAGTAAAACGAATCAAAGAAGAGCAAGGTATCACTTCTATGGATGAGCCGTCCGTAAATATGGATGGTTTTTCTTTGGGAAAAAATGAAGATGATGAAGTAAATGAAGAATAGAATCAATATAAAAGAAATCGAGCAAGAAATAGAACTTGAACTTATTTCTTCAATGAAAAGAAACTTAGAAAGACATCTAAAAGAGGAAGAAAAAACAGGTTTTGACTATCCACAATGGCAAGCTGAAACTTTGAAAGAAATGAAAAGATTTCAAAGAGAAAATAAAAACATTGTGAGAGATAAAACACAAGGATTAAATAGTTCGATATCTAAACAACTTCAAAATGAGCTTAAACAAGGATCTACAAGAGAAATGAAAAAATACAAAGAAATTATGGGAAGTAAATATAAGACAAACAAAAGCCTCTCTCATAGCTTTTTTAAGTTGAACGATAAAAAGCTCGCCAGTTTAATAGAAGAAGTCCAGAATGGTACGAAATTAGCTAATTTTGGAGCTTTACGAATGATGAATGACCAATATAGAAAAGTAATCTCTAAAGCAGTTATGTTTTCTAATTATGGTGCAGTATCTTCAAGAAAAGCAATTGATATGGCTACGAAAGATTTCTTGAATGCGGGTATTAACTGCATTGAATACAAAAATGGTAGACGTGTTAATATTGCAGATTATTGCGATATGGCAGTCAGAACAGCAAATACAAGAGCCCAGTTAATCGGAGAAGGACAATTTAGACAAGAAATAGGTGAACATCTGGTAAAACCAACAAGACATAATACTTCATGCGAGAAATGTGCTAAGTGGGAAGGTAGAGTTCTTATTGACGATGTCTATTCTGGAGGAAGTAAAAAAGATGGTAAATATCCATTGTTAAGTGAGGCAATGGCACAAGGGTTCTTTCATCCAAGATGTGAACATTCATTGCCAACTTATTATAAAGAAGTTTCGGATATTGAGTTTGATGAACATGGACCAACAGATGCAACAATGAAACAGTATCAAGAAGACTTGAATTGGATAAATAACAATATTCAAAGATACGAGAGATTAGTTGCAGGTTCATTAGATGAAGAGAATATCAAGATGTATGAGAACAAAAGGAGTGTATTTGAAAAGAAAAAAGAAGATGTGTTAAAGATTATGTATGAAAGAAGTTATAAAGATGTTACCAAAGAATGGCTAGAAAGTGCTACACCTAATAGTCATCAAGTGCTAGATAGAAATTATTTTATTTATGATGGCAAAAAATATATTGTAGATAATAAAAATGTAGTACTAGATTATTCAAAAAAAGAAAAAGAAATTGCTGAATGGTTAGAAAATACATTTGGTGGAGAAATATATATGATTCCAAGAGTTAATTACCCAGAAGGAATAAAAACACCAGATTATTTATTTAAAAATGAAGGATGGGACTTAAAAACAATTACTGGAAGTGGTAACCAAACTTTATATCATGCAATTTATAAGAAAAGCCAACAAAGTAATAATTTTATTTTTGATATATCAACTTCTAATCTATCTTTAGAGGATGCAGAAAAACAAATAGAAAGGTTATATGACAGAAAAGACACTGATTTTTTAAAGAAGACAATTATTAAAAAAGATAAAAAATTTATCGCAACAAAAAGAATGTGACCGCACTGGTAATTCAGCACGACCACATTCACTATATATAATATACACTATTTTGATAAATATGTCAAATTAGTGTAAAAAAACCAGTAATAGCACAATTTGGTAGTGCACTAGTTTTGGGAACTAGGGGTTGCAGGTTCGAGTCCTGCTTACTGGACCATATGGCAGGATAGTTTAATGGAAGAATAACAGTCAACCTTGCTGTTAATGTTGGTTCGATTCCAGCTCCTGCAACCAATTTTATAGAACATAGAAATGTGTTCTTTTTTCGTATGTCCAGACCCTGAAGACATAAAAAGCTGGAGAATAGTCATTCAAGACTTTAAAAAGGAGGAGATTATGAAGAATAATCGATTAAAAATGTCTTTATCTTTGCAAAGATTTGCAGATGAAGGTGGAAATGGTGAAGGAACTCAAGCCACTCAAAATGGAGTTCAAAATAATAGTCAAGGAACTGTTACAATGCCTAGTATTGACTACGATAAGATACAAGGGATGATTGATAGCAGAAATTCTAAGACAGAAGAAAGTGTTTTAAAAGATTATTTTCAAAAACAAGGGTTAAGTCCAGATGAGGCTAAACAAGCTATGAAGGATTTTAAGACTCAAAGAGAAAAAAATAATCAACAACAAGTTATTGATAACAATGCTTTGAAAGAGCAATTATCAAATGCAAATAAAGCTACTTTACAATCTAATATTGAAAAAGAAGCTATTATGCAAGCTCTAGAATTAGGTATTGAAGTAAAGACAATTCCTTATGTTTCAAAATTAGCCGATTTTAGTAAGGTTACAGATGAAGAAGGAAATATCAATAGCGAATCAATTAAAACTGCTTTACAACAAGTATTAGATGATGTTCCAGCATTGAAAACGAAAAGTGAAAATGCTTCTAATTTAAAAATTGGAGCAGATGGATCTAATACTAAAGAATCCAGTGGAGATTTATTTAATTTTGGATTCACTGGAGTTCGTAAACACTAGAAAATAGTGTTTTTTTAATAAGAAAGAGAGATGATAGTATGCCAAAATTAAACTATGCAACAGAATATAGTCAAGCATTAGCACAAGCATATCCTTATACACTATATTTTGGAGCTTTATGGACTGCAACCAAAGAAGATGTTAAATTTTTAAATAGCAATACAATTCAATTACCTAGCTTGAAGGTAAAAGGGCGTAAAAATGGGAATCGTGATACCATTGGAACTTTTGGAAGAAACTTCGATAACGAATGGGAACCAAAAACTCTAAAAAATCACAGAACATGGGATACATTAGTACATCCACGTGATATTGACGAAACAAATAAAGTTGCTTCAATTCAAAACATCACTAAAACGATGAATGAAGAAGAAAAATTTCCAGAAATGGATGCAGAAGCAATCAATGCTGTTTATTCATTAAAAAATGAAATTGAGCCAATTGAAGCTAAAGCAAAAGGCTATATTACAGCACAAAATGTTTTAGCAGAATTTGATAAGTTAATGGATAAAATGGACGAAAAAAGAGTTCCTGCAGCAGGACGTATTTTGTATGTAGATACATATACTAAGACTTTAATCGATACCGCAAAAGATGTTGTTCGTACAAGTGGCAACAAAGTACTTGGACGTACAGTATCACGTATTGATGAGGTTGAAATTGTATCTGTTCCTACAACTTTAATGAAATCTGCTTATACATTTAAAGAAGATGATGGCTTTGAAGTATCAACCGAAGCAAAAGATGTAAAAATGATGTTAGTACATTTAAGTGCTATTATTCCAGCAATTTCATACGAGTTTGCACAACTTGAAAGTCCAAGTGCTTTATCACAAGGTAAATATGTTTATTTTGAAGAATCATTTGAAGATATGTTTATCTATAATAAAAAACATGATGCAATTCAATTCTTAGTTGAAGAAACTGCCTAATGGCATTATTTAAACATAAAAATGGTGGAGTATGCGAAGTTTTAACAGAAGAAAATATTATGAAACTTCGCAAAAACACTGATTATAAAGAAATTGTAGATAAACCAAAAGAAAGTAAAGAAGCTAAGAAAGAAGAAAAGCAAACTGCAAACGAAGTAAAAAAAGAAGAAAAATAGAGGTGGTAAGATGAATCAACCTTATATAACCATAATAGAATATGAAGATTTTTGGGACATCGACATTGATAAAGATGTTTTCAAAAAGAATTTTATTCTAGCAAAAGAAAAGGTTGATAGTGTAACTCATAATAGAATAGTAGCAATAGGATTTGAAAATTTAACACATTTTCAAAAAGAAAAAATTAAATTAGCAATGCTTTATCAAATTGCGTATATAGAGGAGAATGGTACAGAGGTAAATGATGTAAGTAGTTATAGTGTCTTAGATATATCTATTAATGTGGATAAAACAACAGAAACGAAAGCTAAGAAGTTAAATATGTCTGCTTTTGCATTAGATCAACTACAAAAAACTGGATTATGTACCAATAATTTTCGATGGCGTTAAGAGTAAAAAAATTAAGATTTCCAAAAGAATTAGCAAATACATCATTTGAAATAGAACTTGAGCAAGTAGGAATATCGGAAGATGGAGAACCAATATCTTCATTCAGAGATACAGGTAAATGTATATTTTCGGAAAAATCAAAAAGAGTTATTGATGAGAATGGCAAAAGGTTGCTGTTGTCTGGAAAAATAGCTATTGAAGGAGATATAGCACCAGAATTAAAAATTATTGCTAGTGGTAATGTTTTGATTAATGGAAGAAAGTATGATATTTACGCAGGATATCGTCCGAGAAACCCAGATGGTTCTGTTTTTATGACGGAGTTTGATTTAATGTAATGAAAGTTACAAGTAAAACAAATCCTAACCATTCTAAAGCTATGCAGATGGTATTTCAAAAAGCTCAAATAAAAACTTGTGATGCAATTAAAAGTGATTTACAGGAATCACAAACATTGCCACATGGAGATACTGGAAATTTAAAGGGAAATATAGAAACGGATAAAGATAATGTAAAAAAAGGTATAGTCAGGATTGCACATGAAGGGTTACCTTATCCTAGACGATTATATTTTCACCCAGAATACAACTTTAGCAAAGAAAAAAATCCTAAAGCGGGTGGAATGTGGTTTGAACCATATCGTCCTAGTGGAAGAAAAGGTAAAATACCGCAGATATATTTTACAAGATTTGTGAGAAAGGAAATGGAAAATGTCATTAACAATCATTAAAGATTATTTCAAAGAGACATTTCTTTGGAAAGATGCTATTTCAATTGGAAAAATTGATAAAAATCAAGAAAAAGCTATTTGTTTTTATCCATCAAAGCGTGAGATTGCAAAAATAACACGAATTGGTGGCAAAAGTAATGCTAAGTATAATTTAATTCCTATTACTATTTTATTAAGATACACAAAAAATCAGTCTTTAGCAGAAGCTAAGGCAAAAGAAATTTATGACTTCTTTGACGAGAGGTCTTTTTATTTGAATAAAAAAAGAATATTTGTGATTATGCAATCAAATGACCCTATTTGGTTAGGAACGGATGAGCAAAATGTTTATGAATATTCTTTTGAATTGAATTTTTATGAAGAAAGGTAGGTGGCTATAAATGGCTACATTTACAACTGGAGTATTTCCAGTTTATGATTTGATTTTTAAAATTGGTACAGCAGGAGAGAATTCAATAGATGCAGATATGAAAAATATTGCGGAAATGGATAATTTTTCAATGTCAGTAACAAGTGACACACAGGAATGGAATCCGATGGATGCGAAAGGTTGGAGAAAACTTTTAGTAACAGCTAAGGCTTTAACGATTTCTTTGTCTGGTAAACGTTGTTATGGAGATAATGGTAATGACTACGTTGCAGGATTAGCATTGAAAAACGGACGCAATTGCTGTTCTAAAATGTCAATTGATTTTCCGAATGGGGACAAGTTAGAAATGAATTGTGTTGTAAAAGTTACGAATTGGGTAGGTGGAGCATCAACAGATGTACAACCCTTAGAGTTTGATTTAGAAAGTAATGGAGAACCAATTTTTACGCCAGCAAGTTCTGGAGAATAAAAGATGGAGAGGATTTTCCTCTCCAAAAATTTTAATAAAATAGAAAGAAGGAAAAAGAAATGAGAATTATTGAAACAGGAGATAAAATTTTAACGGGAGATAATCATCCACAATTACAAATAGGAGATAAATTATATTTAGTAGATGATAGAAAGAAAACGTTTGATAAAATCAACGAGGTACAATCTGATGTTACTATATCACAAAGCGAAAAAGAAAGAAAAATATTTGAACTAGCTCTTGGCGAAGCTAATGCTAAAGAATTATTAGAAAATGAGGAATTAACAGTGCCTGGATATAAAAATCTAACTTACTTTATTTTAGCAGCAATCACAGGAAGCACCTTTGAAGAAATAAAAGAACAGAGTGAACAAAAAAACTAATATCCCAAGAAGTTTTCTATGATGAAGATTTCGATTGGGATAGAATTGTAGCAAGTTTTACACAACAATACGGTGTTCGATTAAGTCGTGAATATGAAGAAATATCTACACAAGAATACTATCAGCTGTTGAAACATTTAAATGGAGATACACCACTCGGATATTATATTCAAATTCGTTCTGAGAGAGACTCTAAGAAAATTCAAGAAATGAGCAAAGATGAAAAAAATATTCGAAGTGAGTGGCAACAATTTAGAATGAAACACACTCCGAAAATAAGCGAAAAAGATAAAAAGAAAAGGACAGAAGAATTTCATTCTTTAATAAAATCAATGTTTGGAGGTGGTATGAGGTAACGATGGAGTTGCAGGAACAGTATATTTTAATACTGCTTTCGATACAAAAAGTTATGATAGAAATATATCTACTACTTTAAAAAATACAGAAAATGCTTTTTCAAATAGCTTTAAAAAGATAGGGTCAATAGTAGGCAAGGCTCTAGCAGTTACTGCGGTAGCAAAGTTTACGAAGTCTTGTTTAGACTTAGGTTCTGATTTAGCCGAAGTTCAAAATGTTGTTGATGTATCATTTCCAAAAATGAGTGAACAAGTAAATGCTTTTGCAAAAAACTCAATTACACAATTTGGTTTATCTGAAAAGATGGCTAAGCAATTCATGGGTACATATGGAGCTATGTCAAAGAGTTTTGGATTTAGTGAACAAGCAGCCTATGAAATGTCTAAAACAGTGACTGGATTAGTTGGAGATGTTGCATCTTTCTATAATATCAGTCAAGATTTAGCTTCTATTAAATTAAAAGCTATATGGACAGGCGAAACAGAAGGGCTAAAGGATCTTGGAATTGTAATGACTCAAACAGCATTAAATGAGTATGCAATGCAACAAGGTCTAGGAAAAACAGTTGATAAAATGTCTGAAGCCGAAAAAGTGGCTTTACGATATTCGTTTGTTCAAAATAAATTGTCTGGAGCAATGGGTGATTTTGCGCGAACTAGTGATGGCTGGGCGAATCAAACACGAGTGCTATCTTTAAGATTCGAGCAATTAAAAGCGACATTAGGGCAAGGTTTTATCACATTATTTACACCCATAATTAAAGGAATAAACACTATACTTGGTGGATTACAAAAAATAGCAGAGGTATTTACTTCTGTAGTTAGTAAAATCTTTGGTAAACAAAGTACTGCGATAAGTAATGTATCTGCGGATTATGTAGGTTTAGGAGAGAGTGCTGTTGAATCAGCTAATGAAACTGTAAATGCTTCTAAGAAAGCCCAAAAAGCAATAATGGGTTATGATAGGTTAAACATCTTATCGAATAAAAAAGAATCTGGTAGTGGTGGAAGTGGTTCAAGCGCACTTAATATAGGTGGTGGAGTAGTAAATACGCCAACTATTAAAGATAACACATCATCTTCATTAGATGGGATCATTACAAAAATTACTTCAAAAATAAACGCTTTTGTTGAACCTTTAAAAAATATTTCATTTGAACCCTTAATAAATTCTTTAGGAAAATTGAAAAATGCTTTTTTACCATTCGCAAAGAATATTTTTGAAGGTTTAGAATGGGCATATTTTAATTTATTAGTTCCTTTAGCAAAATTTACAATTGAGTCAATAATTCCAACTTTTTTGGATTTAGTAAGTGGATCATTAAAAATTTTAAACCCAATTTTAACTTCATTTAAAGATATATTTTCTCCAGTTTGGGAAAATCTTTTGCAACCGTTTTTATCGTGGTCAGGAAATGCGATTGTCGGAGTTTTAAAAGGTGTTGCAGATGCACTTTCAAATATCGGAGATTGGATGAGCAATCATCAAGGAATAGTAGATGGAATAATAATTTCATTAGGAACATTCTTCGGTTTATGGAAATTGACAAAGCTTATGGCATTTATTCAAATGAGCGGTGGAGTTAGTGGAGCTTTTAAAACTATTGGTGGAGCTATTAAAGCTTGTACAATAGAAAAAATAAAAGATAAAATAGAAACTTTAAAAATTATTGGATTATACGCAAAAGATTTTTTAGTTAGCTTAGCTCAAGGGACAGCAGCCTTAGTTAAAAATGCAGCTCAGTGGGTAATAGAAACAGGAGCAAAAGTGGCTTCTACTGTGGCTACTTGGGCAAGTGTTGCAGCAACTACTGCAGCAACAGCGGCAACATGGTTGTTTAATGCTGCGTTGACAGTATTAACTTCTCCTATAACCAAAGTTATAGGAGCAATAGCACTTTTATGTGGTGGTATTTATTTGTTAGTAAAACATTGGGATGATGTGAAAAAAGCTGCAGGTGCATGCTGGGATTGGATTGTTGGTGTGTGGAATGGTGCTTGTGAGTGGTTTAATACAACTATCATTCAACCTATAGGAAATTTCTTTTCAGGTATGTGGGATGGTTTAAAAAATGGTGCGTCTAATGCTTGGGAAGGAATAAAAGGTATTTTTTCAAAAGTTGGAGAATTTTTTGGAAATATTTTCGGAAATGCTTGGCAAAAAGTCAAAGATATTTTTTCTGCTGGAGGACGTATTTTTGATGGAATTAAAGAAGGAATTGTTTCAGCTTTTACTAATATTGTAAATGCGATAATACGTGGAATTAACAAAGTTGTATCAGTTCCTTTTAATGGTATAAATTGGGCTTTAGGAAAAATTAGAGATATAGATTTCTGGGGTTGGAAACCATTTGATTGGATTTCGACTATAAATGTTCCAGAGATTCCACAACTTGCAGAAGGTGCGTGGTTTAAAGCACGAAACCCACAATTATCAATAATCGGTGAAGGTAAACACAATGAAATAGTGGCACCAGAACCTAAACTTGATGATGCAATTGATAGAGGCTATGAAAGACATAAAGATAACAATAATGCTGGTAAATTAGAAATAACAATTATTCATAAATATCCTAATGGAGAAATGATGATTGATGAAATTAACGATGCTCAAGTTAAAGCAGGAAAAATATTATTAAAGGTATAGGAGGTCAAGAAATGTTAGAAAATAAATACGATTATTCGATTACGCAAGGAAATGTAACAGAAGTTTTTCATGCACAGAAAGTTTCATATAGATATCCGCAAACTGACGGAGACGGAGCAGGTGCAACAGATGAAAATGTGATGTTTCTTGATCCACTTCCTGAACGTATGACTTTCATCGCAAAATATGAAAATCCAGAAGAACAAGAAACTGCTAAGTTATTGAAAATGGCAAAAAAGAGAACGGGAACAATCCGTTTTTTTGATTTTAGAGAACAAGATTTTGTTGATAAAGTATGTTATATTGTTGCTGAAAATATAGAACCAGAATTTTTAATAAATGGAGAATTTGTTTGTAATGCCTTTGAAGTAGAGTTTATACAACAAATACCAGATGAATATGTATAGTATTAGCAATGATTATAAGGCTGCTTGTAAGGCTTTAACAAGACAATCAAAAACCAAAATAATAATAAATAATAAAACATACGATGGTTCTCAATATATCAAAGATTATCCTAAATTTAGTCATAGCAATGATACTATGATAGGTGGTTTTCCAATTAAGAGTGCAGAATTTAGCTTGTGGGTAAAAAATGGTCCAATCGATATAATTGATAAAGAAATAAAAATATATCGTGGATTGCTAATCAATGAAGAAATAGAATGGATTCCACAAGGAGCATTTTTTGCAGAACAAGAAGATATAACCACATCGGATACAGGAGAATATATAACAGTAAAATGTTATGATAATGCTAAGAAATTGGGAACGGTTATTTATAAAGATAATGATAACGATTATCCTCAAACCGAATCCAATTATATAAAAAAAGTAATTGCTCAAGCAGGATACGAAATAGATGAGAATTATTTTGTAGAATCAAATTATATGATGAAACAAAAACCAAATATGCCAGAAAAAACCAATTCAAGAGAAATAATTAGTCGATATGCTGAACAAAGAGGAGCAATTGCCTTATTTTCAAGAATAGGGAAAGTTCAAATAAAGAAACCTACAATAATTGATTTTAATTATTCGTTTTACCAATATAAAAAATTAAGTTGTGAAAATGTTTATGGACCTTTGAATCAATTAATAATTGGAAATAAAGGTATTGATAATAATGTGATATTCCCAAGTGGGAAACAAAGTTTTCCATGGACGATGTTTGATAATCCTTTTTTAGATTTGTTAAAAGAGACACGTAGAGAAGAAGTTTATTCTCAAATTAAAGGACAAAAACTTATACCATTTACTTTAGAGTCTGCGTTAGATTCTTTTTATTTAGATATAAATGATATTATTTCTGTGCAAAAAAAAGATGGGAATTACGAGAACTTGACTATTTTATCGATTGAAACGGAAAATCGTTTAAAATGTAAAATAGGAGCGAGCGTTCAAAACAAAAAAGACATTTCCTATAGCTTGGCTGGTAGCATAAAAGAAGATATAGAATCTGTAAAATTTGTGGTAGATTATAACAAAAAGCAAATAGATGCAGCAGTTACGGAATCCAAAGACGCCAGTACAAAAGTTTCGCAATTATCTTTAGAACTGGGACAATTTCGGACACTAGTACAAGAAGTTGCAAAATTAACAGAATCAAAAGAAAAAACAGGAACTGTTGAACTAGATAATATCAATGAAAGTGAACCAGTAGAACTAGAAATATATCCAACAACAGAGGATATTATCTGTAAAAGATTAAGAAATAATAATTATTTATCCAACACAAATTATTTAGTTGGAAGAACTGTAATCTTTGAAAATACTATAACAAAGGAAAAAGTTGAATATGAATTGCCTAGTGATTTACTTTTTTTAGGAAATAAACATGATACATACTTTTTAAATTACAATCAACATATTTGCCAAGTTGAAAAGAAAATTGGAATCAATTCCGCAGGAGAAAAATATCTTTTAGAAAAATCTGAAAAGAAAACATATGCTTATCCAAGTATTAACTTAAAAGATGGTAATTATAAAGTGTATGTACTTCAAGCGAAAACTACAGCTCATATTCGATGTGCATTAATGACTCAAAATATTTATACCGATCAATTTTGGACAAAAGTAGAAGCGGAAAGCAAAATTACACAAACAGTTGGTCAGATTTCTTTAGATGTAACTCAAAAATTAAAGAATTATTCCACTACAAGTGAGATGAATAGTGCAATTGATATTAAAGTTGGAAGTATTGAAAGTGCAGTATCTGAAAAATATGCGACAAAGGGTCAACTGAGTACTATGGAATCAAAAATTAAGCAAACAACGGATTCAATTGAAATGACTATTAGCAAAAAAATTGGTTCAAGTGAAGTTTGTTCGATCATCAACCAATCGCCCGAAGCAATTTCACTAAAAGCAAATAGATTTTCATGGCAATCTACAAACAGCTCTCTAGGTACAAATGGGACCTTAACTGCTAAAAATGTTGATTTAACAGGAAAAATAACAGCAACAAGTGGCTCATTTACAGGAAAAGTAATAGCGGGTTCGGGTGAAATCGGTGGATTTGATATTGGCACTACTTCTATAACAAGCACTTATGATAATTACCGCGTTTATATAGGAAATGCATCAAATGCAAATAAAGATTTTCTTGTTGTAAGAACTGGTACTTCTGGTAATTATAAATATCCATTTATTGTAAGTGGCGAAGGAAAGTTAACTGCAAGTGATACAAAAATTAATGGAGATATAACAGCAACTAAGGGTAAAATTGCTGAATTTACTATTAATGGTGCAATGTTAGTTGGAAAAAATGTAGGAATGTCGGGAAAAGCTGATCAAGGCTATGCTTTTTGGGCAGGAAGTAACACTCCTTCAAGTGCTCCTTTTCGAGTAGGACATAACGGAGCATTAGTTGCCACAAGTGTTGATATTTCAGGAAAGATAACTGCAACAAGTGGCTCATTTACTGGAACGATAACATCAAGTTCAGGTACAATAGGCGGTTTTAATATCGGCTCGGACAGGCTTTATTATGGAAATACAGCAATCAATCGAAATGGAAATGTAGAATTTAGAAATGATAATGGATATTTTTCTATTGGAAACAATGGAGTGTTTTTATGTGGAAGTGGGATGCAAAAGAAATTAACAATATCTGATATGTTAGGTGTTGATGGAACAGGAGATGTCAACGCATCAATTGGATTAAGAGCTTTTTATGGAAATATAAAAATAGCAAGTAATGAATGGTTAAATATGAGTGGAGCCTTAGGAACTTACTTAAATAATCAACATTATGCAGGAACTTCTTCGAAGAACACAAAAGAGAATATACAAGAGCTTAGTCAAAATCAAATTCAGGAAGTTTATGATATTTTTAAAAATTTAAAATTTTATCAATATGACTATAAAGAAAGTTACGGAGGAATTAAAAATAATTACGGATTCTTAATCGAGGATATCGAAAATACTATTTTAGATAAAGTGATGCATATTTATAGAAATAAAAAAGATAAAAATTATAAGAATTACAATAGTGAAGACTTAACGAGATTATTATTAATCGTTGTTCAAGAATTAATGAAAAAAGTAGAAAGTGTAGGTAATTATGGCAAATAAAAAACCAAAAGAGAAGACAAAGGAAATACTCGTTCCTTTGTCTGTTTTAATTGAACGAGAAGCAAACAATGTGATACAAAGTCTTAATAAAAGTGGGTTAGATATTCATTTAAAGATTGAAGTATTACAAACAGTTCTTCAAAATGCAATCAATGTGGAGCAACAAGAAAGAATGATATATGAAGAACAATTAAAAGAAAGTGAGGAAGAAAATGGCATATCAAAAGAAAGCATGGCTTAACGAAGGTGATGACGGAGCAAATGATACTAATTCTGTTCTAAATAAAATAAATATGAATGACTTAGAGACAAGGATAGAAAATGCATTTAATGAACCACCAACAGGGGAAAATTGTGTTCCAATATCTCATCAAGACTTAAATACAATATGTGGAAATAAAACAGGATTTTATGTCGGAACAGATTTAACCAATGCCCCTGGAGGTAGTAAGTCACATTGGTTTAAAGTAATACATATTTCTATGAATGATAAGTATAAAACGCAAATTGCATTTAATTCTTCTACAGGAACAGGGTGGCATCGCTCTTGTGTTAATGGAGATTGGTTAGATTGGCTTTTAATAAATGAAGCAAGTCGAGCTTCGTATGTCTCTATGGCTAATAATTTAACCGCAGATGCAACTAACCATACAAGTCAGCCTTTAAAAATTGCTAAGATAGGAAGACTGATTTATTTAGAAGGAAGAGTTGTAATATCTTATCCTAACGCTGGAGAACTATTAAAAATAGCAAATATTCCAGATGAATTTTTACCTACTATGTGGAATTGTTTTGTTACAGAAGTTGCTGCGACTCCTTATTCATACGGAACTATTATTTTAAATTTAGATGATAAAGCAATTTATTTTAGAAGTTCGACAGCATTTACAAATAAGAAAACTATATCTCTTTATCATTCATATATTTCAAAAACTTAAATTTAGAACAGCAAAAAGGAAAATATAAATGGAACAATCAACGGGAAATAGTATATCATTTGTACTAACTCTTACTAATGAATCGTCATTTACAAATAATAGTGTGGGTTCCATTCTGCTACACAATTGTAAAGTGAAACTTGCATAAAAGAAAGGAGTAATATTATGGATGAAATATTAGAAATGACGAGAGGTGATACCTTTCGCTTTAAGTTTCGAAGACAAACAGAGAATAAAGAAATTATATTTGAAAAAGTAGATAAGATGTATATTACAATAAAGAAAAATCAAGACACCAAAAAGTCATTAATTCAAAAAACACTTGATCATGGAATTACATATGATGAAAGTACAGGATACTATCATGTTGTAATTGAGCCAGAAGATACAGAAACGTTGAGTTATGGAAAACATTATTTTGATGTAGAAATTACAAAAGATAACATCGTTAAAACTATTGTAAAAGGAACAATTAATTTTACTAAAGAAGTAACGTTCGGATGTAATAAAGAGGTTAATCATGATTGAGATAGAAGAAGAAAAAGAATTGATTGTTTTAGAAAAAGATATTCAATATTTATATGAAAAAATAAAACCAATGTCTATTTCTTTTCGTGGTTCTTCCTTATCCGAAGTTAATACGAAATTGATTGATAGCTCTTTGATTAAAGATATGTCTTACATGTTTGCTGAAATGAGACAGATTGAAAGTATTGATTTAAAAGAACTCAATACATCCAATGTAACGAATATGACAGCAATGTTTTATAATAGTACCTTTAAAAAATTAGATTTGAGTAGTTGGGATACATCTCAAGTTACAACAATGAATGCGATGTTCCAAGCGTGCAGAAGTTTAGAAAATTTAGATGTTAGTAATATCAATACATCAAAAGTTACAAATATGAGTGATATGTTTAAATTTTGTACGAATTTAAAAGAATTAGATTTAAGTGGTTTTAATTTTTCTAATGCAACGAGTTTAGCAAATATGTTCCTTGAAGCTAATAATATTCAGGAAATAAAAGGCGTGCTAGATATACCTAAAGTAACATCTACAGCAGATATGCTTGGTTATTGTCATCAATTAAAAGAAATACGGATCAAGAATTTAAGAGCAAATCTTTTATTAAATACAGCAGTTAATCTATCCGCAGAATCTATCAATTACATTTTGATGAATGTACAAAATATCACTGAACACAAAACGATTACTTTAGGAAATAACATGAGTAAAGCTAGTCAAGAGGCAATTCAAAATGCGACATCGAAAGGATTTACGGTGGTTTAATTGAAAATAATTGAAGAGAATAACTTAAGAGTCTTAATTTCGGAAGATGGATGTCTTTTAAAAGCTAAAGATGACATTTACAAAGAATCTTTTGAAGACGAATATGGAAATGCAATACGAGAACATATTCCGTATTATTTTGAAAAAGCCTATATTCCAGAAAGTATGACTCTTGAAAACGCAAAAGAAATATACGAAGAAATAAACAAGGAAGAGGTTGAAAAATGGACAGAAAAGATATAGAAAAATTAAAAGAAATTGATGACAGAAGTTTATCAAATGAAAAAAGGATTGATGATGTAGAAAAGAAAGTTGAAGACATTCATAATCTTACAATTTCTGTAAAAGAAATAGCTACAGAAACAAGACTTATGCGCGAAGACATGAACAAGATTGATAAACGTGTTATTGCAATTGAAGAGAAGCCTAATAAAAGAATGGACCAAATTATTGGATATATTTTATCCGCTTTAGCTGGCGGGATTGTTGGTTACGTTCTTATAAAGTTGGGTTTGAAATAGAAAGGAAAATGAAATGAAAAAGAAAGATTTTGTTAAGTCATACTTAACGATTACAGGATTAAGTACATTGTGGATACTTACGATTATTGGTTTTTTTAGAGTAACTATGACAGAAAACATATTTCTATTAGTATTTACTTTATTTAGTAATGTAATAACAGCAATATCTACATATTATTTTGCAAGAAAAAATTTAGAAAAGGATAGTGATAAAAATGAGTAGAATATTAGAAAATACAGAAAATCAAATCACAAATGGATTTCATCCACAAAATCATGTTGCGGTTGATGTTGTAAAAAATCGTAATCAATTAGCAAACGTTATTGCACATAGTGTTGGTAAAGTAATTTGGGTGCAAATGGGCCAAAGAAACAATCAAGGTTCAAGCGGTAACGCTAGTTATGGTAACGCAGTAAAAATCAAGCATAACAATGGTTATTATACTTTGTATGCACATTTAAATCGAGTTGATGTACGAGTAGGTCAAGAAGTTAAGCAAGGGCAAGTAATTGGTTATATGGGAGATTCGGGTAATGCTTATGGAGCTCACTTGCATTTCGAGGTAAGAAATGAAAAAGATGTGAGAATTAATCCTACACCTTATATTGATAGTGACTTACCAAATATAGTAAAAAAAGAAGAAAAGCCAGTATCTAATAAGAAATCTATTGATGAAATCGCAAAAGAAGTAATTGCGGGGAAATGGGGTAATGGAGTAGACAGAAAGAATAAGTTAACGGTGTGTGGTTATAATTACAATGAAGTTCAAACCAAAGTGAACGAAATGTTAAATACTCCGTCAAAAACTTCAAAAACTGTCTATATTGTACAACCAAGAGACACATTGTCATCTATCGGAAAGAAATATAATACCCCATGGCAAAAAATTTATGAGAAGAATAAAAGTGTAATTGGCAATGATCCGAATTTAATTAAACCAGGTCAAAAGTTAGAAATATAGTTCTAAAAAATAACAAAAAAGTTAAAAAATAGAACTTTTTGTTGATTTTTAATAAACTTTTTGTTAAATTAAAGATGTCAAAAAAACTTTTAAAGGGGTTTTTGACATAAAACGACAATAATATGTATAACACATGTGTTATTGTTTTATTGAGTAATAGAGGGTGTAAATTTCTTCTTACACTACGCTCGGTGACGAGTTGGAGTAGGCGAAAGCCGAAAGTATACATGTAGGGACTGGGAGACCTACCTTTACTCTTAGCCTATATTCTTAACGGGTATAGGCTTTCATTATGTTTAGTAGGAGTATGTATGGCAAATAAAAAATTCAAAACAAAAGAAGTAGGAAAGTTAGACTCAAAATTTTGTAAAAAATATGGGTTATCAGGATGTACAAATTTTAAAATAGTTCAGTCTTTAGGGTTAGTATATCATGCTCAAAAACACATGAATGATTTTACTAGTGTAGATAGTTTTAATTTAACTATACTTAAGATTAGTAGTGTTATTTCTAGTCCTTATTTTGTGTATTATGAGAGTGCCAAAAACTCTTTGAAATTTTATAAAAAATTAACTGAATATGTATGCGTTGTAGTAAATATTACTGCAACAGAGGCTTTTGTTTCTACAGTGTATCCAGTTAATAAAAAAGTAATTGATAAGTTAAAAAATCGAAGATAGTCTTAGTGATTATCCTCTTTTTTTATGGGATTTTATTTGGTGAAATAGAAAGAAAGCATATAACTTTATATAACCTTAAATAACTTTAAATGATGTTAATTGACAAAAAAATAGTTGAAAAAACATTTTTTTATGATATAAAATTATTGACAGGTCATGCTGTTATCGCTTGATGTTCGGTGATAATCCATGCTGGTGGACATAAATATCCAGTACCGATGCCGATTGTCATCAAAACACAATCCAGAACATTATGAGGTAGTATATCCCGCTATGGCGGGATTTTTTTAAAGGTAGGGTAGTTATATGAAGATTCCATTATTAGAAGTACAAAATAAAATAGATTATGAAGATTACACTTTAAAAGAAATAGCGTTATATTTTGAAAAATACCATGGTTATGTTTGTAAAATTCAAACTGAAAACAAGACAATTAAGTTCGGAATCGAAAAATATGCCTTACCTCATATATATTGAAACTTTTATTGTAGAAGATGATATAACTCTTTTAGGAGGATTAGAAGAAGAAAAAATATTAAAAATAGAATTGATATCTCCGTTGGATAATACTATGCCACAAACTATAATATTAGACTTAGATGAAAAAGCTATTAAATCATAAAAGATAATCCTTAGATTTTTAATAGAAAAGTTTTCAAACAAAAAAAGTCTTAGGCCCACACGGGTTACCTAAGACAATCTCATTATACAATAAAATTAGAAAAAAATCTCTTCTATAAATAACTCTTCCCAAAAGTCTTTATAAATTCTTCTCTAGAACCTAAATTCTTCTCAAAGTATAATTGACCTTCTTTATGCCAAAACTCGTTAAATTCGTTATCTTCTTGATATAATTTGTGACAATTCCAACACATACGTAAACATAAATTGTATTTCATAGAATTTTGTCTATTACGACCAGCGAATATTTCGTGCCAAGTTAGTTTATATGTAGAAGAACAAAACATGCATTTATCTTTATCTTTTGTAAATGCAGATTTTCTATTTCTTTCTAATTTAGAAATTTTACTTGATTTTTTCGGGTATTTTTTTAATACTGTAATTTGTTTCGGGTATTCTTTATATTTACAATTATTACATTCTTTTATATTTATTATTTTATTTGTTCTTTTGCATTCAAAAGTACCATTTAATTTTTGCTTTCTACATTTTAATTTGTTCATAATTACGTAACAATTTTACGTAACATTTTACGTAACAAAAAATAAATATTATCCAATGATATAGTAGATAATATATCTAAAATTCCTAGTATTTATAGGAATTTCGATTTTAAAAATATCTGTAAAAACACACTTAATCTAGTCTGTCAATCGGCACCATTTGTCAATACCTCCCTTAAAATGGGAGTTTTTATATTTATTTTTTATTTTACGTAACAT